ATGCTGGTCTGGGTGATCGACGCACAGAAGGCGTGGCGGCTCAACGCCAACCTGACCACATGGACTGAAGTCACCGCAATTAACGAACCACAACTACTCGATGGGGGTAACTTCTGATGAGCAACACCATTCGCATCAAGCGGCGTAACGCAGCCGGGGCGGTCGGCGCACCGTCCAGCCTTCAGCAGGCAGAACTCGCATTCAACGAAGCAGATTCGACGCTCTACGTTGGCGTCGGCACCGGCGGCACCGGCGGGTCAGCTACGACGATTCAGGCGATTGGCGGCAGCGGCACGTTTGCCACGAAGGCATACGTGACGTCTGCGGTAGCTGCAGTCGATGTGTCGTCGCAGCTGTCGAACTACCTCACCTCGTCTGCCGCTGCATCGACGTACCTTTCACAAGCGACGGCGGCCAGCACATATGCAACGCAGAGCAGCGTAAGCACGGCGATCTCGAACGTGATCAATGCGGCACCGGCTGCTCTCGACACGCTCAAGGAACTGGCTGACGCTCTCGGGTCAGACGCTGCGTTCTCCACGACCGTCACAGCGTCCCTCTCGGGCAAGATGGCAAAAGCAAGCAACTTGTCGGACGTGGTCGATGTTTCAGCGGCTCGCACGAATCTCGGGTTAGGAACGATGGCAACGCAGGCGGCGAGCAACGTGGCGATCACGGGCGGCTCGATTGCAGGCATCGACTTGAACGGCGGGACGTTCTAAGCGATGTCGAACACCGTACGCATACTCCGAAGCACCACGGCAGGCAACGTGCCGTCGTCTCTCGTCAGCGGTCAGATCGCTGTCAATGAGGCAGACGGCAAGCTGTTCTACAGGGCGGCCAACGGAACGGTCACGCAGTTTTCATCAATCGCAAGCTACGCGACGACCGCGAGCTTTCCTGTCGCTGGTGCGTCAAGCAGCGTCCTGTATCTGGCGCAGGATACGTCGAAGCTCTTTCAGTTCGCTAATGGCGTCTACGTTGAGATTGGTGTGTCGGGTGGTGGCAGCAGCGGCGGGAGTTCAGCACCGTCGGCGGCTGACAATCTCTATCTCTGGGCCAACTTTCGCTAGGAACAATCATGGCAACATCACCAGCATTCGCCGTCACTCCCCGCATTGCGTCCGTCAACATTGCAACCGCGAACACCAATCGCGACGGTACGGGCACCGTCGCCACGTTGATTACCGGCGTTGCGGCCGGGACTCGCGTGAGCGAAATCTGCATCAAGGCCCGCGTCACAACGACGGCGGGGCAGGTGCGCGTGTTCCTGCACGATGGCACCTCGTTTTTTGCCTTCGATGAAATTGCCGTGGCAGCCGCGAGCGTATCCGCGACTGTCCAGGGAACGCGCGTTAGCACGACATACAACAATCTGATCTTGCCGTCCGCGTCGTGGTCGATCCGTGTCTCGACGCACAACGCCGAGTCAATGGACGTCACCGCTCTCGGAGCAGACTTGTGAACCAAGGCATCTATGGACTAGGTGGGCAGATTGTCACGCCCGTGCAGGGGCCGTTCAGCGGCACTGCGGATCCGAGGAAGCTATTGTCTGTCCGGGCCTTAGTCTTAGGCGGTGGCGGTGGCGGCGGTCCGGGGATTTCTGCCGGAAAGGGCGGCGCAGGCGGTGGCGGTGGCGGAGTGCTTGATCAAGTAGTTGGGATTACGCTAGGCACGGCCCTTTCCGTAATAGTCGGGGCTGGCGGGACGTTGACGGTTTTTGGTTCTTCTTCTCGTTTCGGTCCAGTTATTGCCATAGGTGGAGGTGGTGGTGGAGGATCAAATCCATCTGCCGCCACCGCTGCTGGCTCGGCATCTACTTCTGCCAGTAACCCAAGTCTTGTGCCATCGCAAGGATTTGCGGGAGGCATCTCTCTTAGCGCATTCGGTTCACCTAGTGCTGGAGGGGGAGGGGCTGGAGGCGTTGGCGCTAATGGCGTTCCTAATGCTTCTGGTGGGGGAGGGACTGGGTTCTTATCGTCCATAACAGGCACGGCATATTATTATGGCGGCGGCGGCGGTGCTGGGGCTTGGCATCAGATTTCAGCCGGTGCTGGAGGATTGGCAGGAGGTGGGGCTGGGTCTAGCACGGTTGGCGTGGCAGGATCTTCCGGCCTTTCAAGTAGTGGAGGTGGTGGGGGAGGTGGGTCTTCAAACGGATCAACAATGTCCAACGGGGGGGCGGGCGGCTCTGGCGTTGTCATCCTCCGCTGGGACGCCTCGCAGGCCGTCGCCACTCTCTCGTCGGGATTGACGTTTACTCGCAACACAGTCGGCACAGACACGGTGCTGACCATCACAGCAGGCACCGGCACAGTTACTTGGAGTTAATTCATGGCGCATTATGCGTTTGTTTCGGACGACAATGTAGTTACAGAGGTCATCGTCGGCCGCGACGAGGGTGATGGCGGCATCGACTGGGAGCAGCACTACGGCGAGATCCGTGGGCAGCGGTGTCTGCGGACGAGCTACAACACGCTGGGAGGAAAGCGGACCGATGGGTCGCCGGGATTCCGACTCAACTACGCTGGCATCGGCCATGCGTGGCGTGAGGACTTGCAGGGCTTCATCCCGCCATGCCCCGGCGAGGGATTTGTGTTGGACGAGGCGACGGGAACGTGGGGCTAGGCATAGCCGGTCGTGCCTTCATGACGAGGCGTGACAATGCCACGCACGAGGAGCCTACGCAATGCCGACGTTTTCCCAGCTGCCTGGCGATCTCACGATCACCCATGTGATCGGCGATGAAATTAGCTTCACGATTGACCTTGATGTCAACGTGACCGGCTACACGTTCACGGCTGGCGTCTATGTGGTCAGCACGCAAGGCTTCCAGGGCGCAGGTGGTGGCACGTCTCCCGGCATAGGGTCAACGGCTTTTACCCCCGTCATCACTGTCGCAAACGCTGCCAACGGGGTTCTGACGTGGGGTGCTGGTGAGACGCAGACTGGCGCCCTGTCTGCTGGTGTTCGCTATCGGCACTACGTTCGCTGGGTGGCGCCGGGCGGCATCACTCGCACGATTATTTCTGGCGACTTCATACCAGTGGCTCCATGAGCGACATCACAGTCAACGTCACAAACTCCGGCGCGGCGAACGTGTCGGTATCGTCAGCGGCGACCGTCAACACGACGGTCGGCAGCGGGGGCGATGTCAGCGTTGCTATTGGCGCGATCTCGCCGGGCGACGCCACAGTCGTCTCTGGGACCGTTCAGGTCGGCAAGGTGACGACGCTGGCCCCCGGCAGCAATGTCACGATCAACAACTCAGGCACTGCGTTTTCTGCCGTGCTTGATTTTGGGATTCCAGGCGCGACAGCGGACGCCAGCCTGCTTTCGTCTGGGATCGTTCCAGACGCTCGCCTTGGGAGCAACATTCCTAGGCTGGTCAACAATCTTGTGCAGGCCGTGAATCTGCCCAGCTACGTTGACGATGTCGTGGACGTTGGCGGCACGTTGCCCGAAAGCGGCGACACGGGAAAAATCTACGTTGTGTCCACTGGCGCGAACGCCAATAAGATCTACCGATGGTCTGGCAGCACGTTCATCGAGATCTCGCCATCTCCTGGCACGACGGATGCCGTGCCGGAAGGGTCAGCAAACCTCTACTTTACAAACGTCCGTGCCGCAGCCGCAGCCCCGGTGCAGAGCGTGGCGGGCCGCACTGGTGCCGTGACTCTTGCGGCGTCTGACGTTGGGCTTGGCAGCGTCGATAACACGTCAGACGCAAACAAACCTGTAAGCACCGCTCAAGCGTCTGCTGACTCTGCCGTGCAGTCATTCGCCGTACAAAGAGCCAACCACACCGGCACGCAGACGGCATCGACGATCAGCGACTTTGCAACTGAGTCGGCGAAGTACGGGCCGGTCGTGTCCGTTGCTGGAAGAACTGGCGCGGTAGAAGTCGCTCCAGGCACGAACATCTCAATCACGGCATCCGGGCAGACGATCACTGTCGCAAGTACTGCGATTGGGAAAAACGATGCCATTGACTGCGGGTTCTTCTACGGCGTCTCCACGCCAACAATTGTCATCACGCAACATCCTGCAAACCAGACCTCCAGCAGCGGCGCAGCGTCGTTCAGCGTTTCCGCATACGTGACGCACGACGGCACGCCTTCGTACCAGTGGCAGAAAAAAGATTCCAGCGGCATGACGTGGACGCAGCGTACGTTGCCAAGTGCTGAATGGACTTCCGTAGCCTACGGCAATGGCGTGTTTGTGGCCGTCTCCAATGGCGAGGGAACAGGAAACGGAAACATTGCCGCTACTAGCACAGACGGCACGACATGGACGCAGCGCACGCTGCCATCTAATCAGGAGTGGGAAAGCGTAGCCTACGGAGGCGGCACGTTTGTTGCCGTAACTGCGGGTGCGGTTGCCGCCACTAGTTCAGATGGCATAACGTGGACGCAACGCACTCTGCCAACTGGCGTTAGGTACTCTAGCGTGACCTACGGAAACGGTACGTTCGTCGCAGTCAGTAGCGGCGCGTTTTCCAGCGGCGCGAATGTAGCAGCGACTAGCGCGGACGGAAGTTCTTGGACGCAGCAAACTCTGCCGGCCAGCGCGAGGTGGTCGAGCGTGACCTACGGAAACGGTAAGTTCGTCGCAGTATCGTCTTCCAGTAGCGACATCGCCGCCACTAGTCCAGATGGCGTTACGTGGACGCAGCGCACTCTGCCTAATTCCCGCGATTGGCAGAGTGTGGCGTATGGCAATGGCGTGTTTGTTGCGATTAACTCGTCTGGTTCTTTTGCCGCCACTAGTGCTGATGGCATCAATTGGACGGAAGCCGCAATGCCTTTTGCGGGGTGGAGTCACGTTTCCTTTGGTGATGATGCGTTTTTTGCTGTAGCAAGAACTGGCGCAGGTGCCGCGAACACAGTAGCTAAAAGCACGGACGGCATTGTGTGGGTGCAGCGGTCGCTGCCTGCCAGCGCTCGGTGGTGTGGTGTCGCGTACGGTGGCGGCGTGTTCGTCGCTATAGCCGGGAACGGTGCAGGCACCAGCACAATCGCTGCCAGTTCTGTCGGCTCGTCCGTCTTCACGAATATCGCCAACGCCACGGCATCCGTTCTCTCGTTGAGCGGATTGAGCAAGGCGGCCGACGACGGCGACCAGTACCGCGTTGTCGTTTCGTCAGCTATCGCCGCAAGCGTGACTAGCAACGCCGCAACCCTTACGGTGCCGTAATGCCAAATAAGGTACAACCACGGCGAAGCTACACGTCTGGCGTGACGCCAGCAGCGTCAGAGCTTGAGACACACGAAATGGCTGTGTCGTGGGCCGACGCCAAGCTCTTCACGAAGGACGCCAGCGGCAACCTCGTCACGTTGACGCTCGGCGGCGGCTCCGGCGCCACTGAGATTTTCGAGGCGGCGACCACCGCAGGCTTTCCCGCCACTGGTTCGGCGGGCGTGCTGTATGTAAGTCGTGATGCCTCTCGCGTGTTTCGCTGGGATTCGTCTGGCGTTTACATCGAACTAGGGAACTAACACCATGCCATTCTCATTTCCATCATCGCCCACCGTGGGCCAGACCTCCACGCAAAACGGAAGAAGCTACACATACGCTGGCGGCTCGGTGTGGGAACTGACGCCAGCTTCCGGCGGCGGCTCTGATGCTCGCTGGGATTTGTTTTTGCCGCCTGCGCCGACAAGCGTGACGGCGACGGCTGGCAATGCGCAGGTGGTGGTGGCGTGGACTGCGCCTACGGGCGTTCTTTCTCAGACACCAATCGTAGATTACACGGTGCAATATCAGCCAAGCGGCGGATCGTGGACAACCTTCACGCGATCTGTCTCGACCGCAACGAGCGCGACGGTGACGGGGCTTCAAAACGGCACGGACTACACGTTTCGCGTGGCAGCGGTGAATGGCGTCGGCACGGGGGCGTATTCGGCGGCGAGCAGCGCGGCTACGCCAAGCAGCGGGGTGTCAGTCGCTTACCTTGTTGTCGCTGGCGGTGGCAGCGGCGGCAAAACCTATGGTGGCGGCGGCGGCGCTGGTGGAATGCTGACCGGCACAGCAACGCTAGATGTTGGCTCTACCAACGTGGTCACTGTCGGTGCTGGAGCGTCTGGCGTCACCGGCAATTGGGTGCCGGGGAGCCAAGGCTCCAACTCCTCTCTTGGATCGTCGCTGACGGCGGTTGGCGGCGGATACGGTGGCGGCAACGCTGCCAACGGCGGGCCGAATGCTGGCGGCAACGGCGGCTCGGGCGGCGGTGTGGGTGGAGGCTACCCCAAGCAGTCGCCGGGGACCGGCACGGCTGGGCAAGGCAACGCAGGTGGCACATGCACAGACGCCCCCGGCGGCGGTGGCGGCGGTGCTGGCTCTGTGGGAGGTAACGGCACCAACGTGGCTGCTGGCAGCGGCGGCAACGGTCAATCGTGGCTCAACGGCGTTACCTATGCGGGCGGCGGAGGCGGCGGAATACACCCCGGCTCTGCCTCCGGTGGTTCCGGCGGCGGCGGCGCTGGTTCGTATGCCGGTGACGCTGGCGCGACGAACACTGGCGGCGGTGGTGGCGGCGCGAGCGACAGCGCCTCTTGGGCTGCACCTTCCGGTGCCGGTGGCTCTGGCGTAGTGATCATCCGCACTACAGTTGCCGCATCGGCAACCACCGGCTCGCCAACCGTGACGCAGGCAGGCGGTTACAACTGGTACACGTTCACTGGCACCGGGAGCATCACGTTCTGATGGCACACTTCGCACAACTCAACGACGAAAACGTGGTGACACAGGTGATCGTTGTCGCCAACGCGGAACTGCTCGACAACGGCGTCGAAAGCGAGTCCAAGGGGATCGCGTTTTGTCAGTCTTTGCTTGGTGGTCGCTGGGTGCAGACGAGCTACAACAACAGCATCCGCAGGCGATTCGCTGGCATCGGCTTTACCTACGACTCGTCGGCTGATGTGTTTGTATCACCGCAGCCGTTTCCGTCGTGGTCGCTCGACGAGAACCACGATTGGCAGGCACCGACGCCGCAGCCGGAAGGCAGACACTATTGGGACGAGACTACGCTGGCGTGGGTGGAGGTTCCCGGTGCGTGACTCCATCTACCTCGCCGCGATCCTCACAGCCGCAGCGTCCGCGCTGCTGCTCTCGGCTCGCGCGGGGCAGGCAGCGATGCGGTGGGTGATTGGTCGGGCGATTGTCAACGCTTTTGGGTGATACATGAGCAGCACACTTCGAGCACTCGCCGACAGCCTCGCCACTGGCTTGCAGTCCGTGACGTGGGGCATCACGTCCACGGTCGTGGAGCGTAAGAACTGGGCCAATGTTGACGTCGATGCGATGGCGTCGCCTCGCGTGTTCGTCATTCCTGGCAGCGCAGACGTGACGCGAATCAGTCGCCAGATGATGCAGGTGGACTACACGGTGTCTGTGTTCGTCGGGCGGCATGTGAGCACTGATGCAGATGTTGATGGAATGCTCGACCTGGCCGACAGCGTCATGCTCCAGGTGCGTGCCCATTCGTTTGGCGCTGGCGTCACGTGGCCGGCTGGCGTCACGAGCCCGCAGGCGGTGGGAATCGACCTGAACCCTGACGACGCACTGACAGAGCGGAACGTCTGGCGTGCGGTGATCACGGCGACTTATCGGGTGTTCGAGACAAACGTGCTGCCGACGCCGACCGTCTAGGAGGCTGCTATGCCGTCGATTCTTTCTGGCATGAGCCGGGCGTTTATCCGTCCCGGCATGATCGGCGGCAATCGCCGGGAGATGTCTGCGGACACGCTCGGGCGGCTCCGGCTGCGGGCGTCGATCAGGGGCAACTTCTTTGATCGCCCGAAGGTGGCGAAGATGATCGGCAAGATGAATGCCAAGGTGTTGTCAAACCTCGGGCACGACATCAAACAGGCCGCCCAGAAGGGCATCGGTCAAAGCCCACCAAAGACATCGGCGGCGGCACGGAAGCGGATGGGGCGGGGCAAGCCGATTGAGTTTGTCGGCGGTCTGTACCTCGACATCACTGGATACTCTTCCGGTGAGCCAAGGGCAGCAGGGAAGCCTGTCAAGTCGTGGTCGCCAAGGCGGTGGTTCTATTACGACATCATGGACTTCTACGATCCGGCCCGTGTCACTGCCGTGATCGGGACGTACAAGACGAAGCCCTGGCTGGCACAGCTGCACCAGATGGGCGGCACCGTGAAACAGACGGCATGGCGTATCGGCGTCGGAGCGGCACGCAATGCGTACCTGCGGAAGCGCGGCAACGGACGCCAAGGGCGTGACGAGCGAGGGCGATACACTTCGTCGCTGCCGCAAGCGAACCAGTACGAATACGGTGCTCTCATCTGGCAGATCGACAAGGCTGGGCGATTCAAGAACAGCCGCAACTGGGAACGCACGTCGATCACCCGCATGGCTCGCTATCCGGCCCGCCCGTTCATGGCAGGATCGAAGCGTGTAGACGCCGCCGTTGCCAAGGCTAACGAGAAGTGGCGGAACATGCTGGCGAGAAACTAGCCACGGCATACCCGGTCTAAATTCCGCCTGCCTGCCCATACCGTGGGCGAACCAGCCGCACCGCTGGCACTCGCACACGAGAGGGCACCACATGCCAATTGGCTCAGTTGAAATCACGCTCGGCAAAGACGTGACTATCACGGGCGTCGCGAACGCTCGGTCATGCACCGTCACCAACTCGGCGTCAGACGTTGACGTCACCAAGTTCGGCGACACGTCCCGCAAGTTCCGCAAGGCTCTCATCGAGCAGACGATTGAGCTTGAGTGTGTGGACGCTCCAGGCGTCAGCATCGGCGGCACGTTCACCATCAGCGGCACGCAGACCGGCAACGCCACGTACATCTGCACCAACATTGCCCAGAGCCAGCCGCTCGACGGCATTATCACTTTCACCGTCAGCGGCTCGCGTACCGTCAGCGCCTAATCACTCTCACAGGAAAACGAACCAATGGCAATTTCTCTCGGAAAAGACGCAGCGTCCGCTCCTCCGTTTGGCGAAGGCATCATCTCGGCGAGCTTCACCGAGGAGTGCGAGACGATTGACATCTCAAACCGCTCCAACGTCGGCGGCTCTGCCGGTGCTCCTGGCCGCAGGGTTAGTCGTGCCGGCTTCGTGACGAAGACGTGGGAAATTGAGTGCCACGACCCTGACGGGCTCATCACCTCGCTGACTGCTGCCGGCACCTCTGGCTCGTTTTCGATCATGAGCGTGTCGGAGAACATTGGCGTTGACGGCGCCGTCACCTACAACGTGACCGCCAAGGAGTTCTAGTGGCGATCACGCTGGGGAAAGACTGTTCCATCATGCTTGATGGCGGCTACATCGCCAGCGCTCGCAACGTGACGCTGACGGAGTCGGCACGCACGATCGACGTCAACCCGTACGGCAGTCGGTACGCAGCGACCTACAGCACTGGATACGACTGCGCCGTGAGCGTCGAACTCAATAACGTGTCGGATCTCGGCACGGCGTTTGAGAAAATGCACACGGGCGGGACTTTCACTGTATACGGCGGGGCCGCAGGGTTTTCATTTCTCGCAGTGATGACAGGCATCAGCGAGAGCGATCCGATTGATGGCGTGGCGACGTTCACGCTTGAAGGCCGGATGACTGATCCTAGATTGGCGAGGTAGTGGGATGCGTGAGTTCCGTGATGACCAAGGCAGGCCGTGGCAGGTGGCGTTGACGGTGGCGTCGGCGCTGCGTGTCCGTGACAACGTCACGGTCGATGTTGTGGACGAAGAGAGCGGCGAGCGTAAGGCTGTGCCGTTCGACATGGTGGACGCTGCGAACATCTCGCAGACGTTCCAAGTGCTGCGAAGCCAGTACGCCAAGATTGGCGAGATCCTCTACGCAATGCTCACCAAGCAGATCGAAGCGAAGGGGCTGTCGAGAGAGGATTTCCTTGACGGTCTGCGTGGCGATTCGCTAGACGCTGCGACGAAGGCGCTAGAGCAGGAGCTTGTCGATTTTTTCCCCCAGCGCCTCCGCAAGATGATCGGGCTGTTGGCCGCCAAGATGGACGAGGTAGCCAACGAGATGCTCGGCAGAGCGGAGGCGGGCCTGGAGAAGGCGACGGTGGAGAGCCTCGCAGGAGCGTCTGGGACGCCATCTGGGAGGCCGCAGGAATCCTCGGAGTCTACCCAGGCAAGTGGACCGTCAGGCAACTCTTCGCCGCTCGTGACAGCCGCCTAGAGCACGATTGGTGGCACACGGCGAACATCCTCGCACAGCAAGCCAACATCAACCGAGACAAGAATTCGCCGAAGGCAGACCCTCGCAAGCTGAATCCGTACGCAAAGAAACCGAAGCCGAGACAGGCGACGCCTGATGACCTAAAACGCCTCTTTGGGCAAGATTGGCAGAAACACGTATGAGCGCGGGAGCAGTCAGAGCCGGCGGCGTGTTTGTCGAAATCGGTGCCGATCCGAGGAAGTTTTTCTCGGCGCTGACCAAGGTCAACAAAAGCCTCGGCAATATGGGCCGCTCGCTCGCGTCTGGCGGCGGCAAGCTTGCTGCTGCTGGCATCGGCATGGCGGCA